CGTATTCTATCCATTGAACTACAGAGAGATGGTACCCCCGCTCGGAGTTGAACCGAGAGGATTCTTCCTTTTGAGAGAAGCGACTTTGCCAATTTGTCCACGGGGGCAAGTTTTCAACATCCCATAGCCGGGATTCTGTTCTATCCTAACATTAATCTTTGCCACAACCCGGACCAATAAGGCAAGTGTTCCCTAGTCCTGTTTGTGTTGCTTGTTATATCACGGTAGTTTAACGCTTTCGCTCCTACTCCCACTTGCCACAAGTCCCGAACTTCCTCTGTTGCCAGCGTTAGGTCGGATGTTGAAATATTTTGGTACCAGCGGTGAGACTCGAACTCACTCAAGAACGCTAATCTGGCGCTAAAAGGTGTATAAGGCCTCTCTGACTACCCAGTCTCGCTGGCATGTTGGTGCAACCTAGAGGAATCGAACCTCTTTCAATGGTTCTTCAGACCACCGCTATGACCACATCAGCTAAAGTTGCAAAATTTGGTGCTCTTAACAAGAATTGAACTTGTGTTTCATCCTTACCAAGGACGTGTAATGCCATTATACTATAAGAGCAAGTTGTTGACAATTTATCTCATTGTACGCCGTCAACAAAGGCGATATTTGGTACCTTGTGACGGGATTGAACCGCCGACCTTCTCCGTGTAAAAGAGTTACTCTACCGCTGAGTTAACAAGGCAAATTTACTTTGGGGTGACTAATGGGAGACGAGCCCATTCTACCACTTTCACAGAGTGGTGTGCTAAACCGTTACACTATAGTCACCCCAAAGTAAACTTTGGAGAATTTGGAGCGGGTAGAGAGAATCGAACTCTCAACTAAACCTTGGCAAGGTCTTGTGTTACCACTAGCACCATACCCGCATTTTCTTACGCTTCGGCCAATTCTTGTTCAGCCAAAATACGTTTCAACCTATCTGCACAGAAACTTGCTGCAGGTGCATCAGGTTTAACCATTGGTGTCACATTACATGTACCTTTGATATAACCAATCGCTTGCTGCACAACACAAGAACTTCCGTGTTCAACTGATTTGTTCAAGTCCAAATGAACTTCAACGTGGCGGTCTTCAAGTACATCAGACATTGCTTGGAACAATTCTGAAACTTTATAAACTTCTGTCATCAGTCGCATAGCAGGTTTGCTTTTCTTGTGGTCGTAATCTAATTCACGGTTTACGAAACCAAAGATTTTACAACCGTGGCGGCCATCAATATGAACAACAACAGCTAATGCGTAATCTGCATACCATACGCCATCAACACGCAATCTTTCTGAATCGGCACCAAGATAGATTTTAGTATCTGGTCCTTGATTCACAATGAATTGCTTCACTTTTTCAATATCAAAATCTTTCATATTACACCACCTTTTTTAATTGGCACCCCGAGAAGGAGTTGAACCCTCAACCTTCGGCTTTGGAGGCCGCTGCTCTGCCAATTGAGCTACCGAGATATTTACTTCTTTCACTTCTTCCAGGTCACGACTAAAAATCATGTCCCATCTTTTTGCATATTCTTCATCAGCGACACTGAACGGTCTTGGTGAAGAACCTTTACCACCATCACTCATATTTAATGCTCCTAAAATTGGCCGGTCCTGAGAGAATCGAACTCCCACTCCTAAGTTCGTAGCCTAGTGTAATATCCATTTTACTAAGGACCGAAATTGGTGGTCATAAGTGGTACCGAGCCACTCTCGTCGGCTTATGAGACCGCTACGCATCCGTCTACGTCATATGACCTAAAAATAACAGAGTAGTTTTTGTCGCTAGACATCCAAAAGTTAGCTTTATGTTTGCTGAACCTACTCTAAAACTGGCTCCCCTGCGTGGGATCGAACCACGGACCAAATGATTAACAGTCACCTACTCTACCGCTGAGCTACAAGGGAATAAAACAACAGGATGCTTTTTTACGGTTTGAATTAAAAGTTCAATGTATAAAATTTGCTGAACGCATCCTAAAAATTGGTCTCGGTAGAAGGAATCGAACCTTCGCTCCATGGTCCCAAACCATGAGTGATACCATTTCACCATACCGAGAAAACTGGAGCAGACACTACGGTTTCCGCGTAGATAAAGGGTGGACCCCTCTATTGTTAAAAAACGTCTGCATAAAACTTGGTGCCCCATGACAGAATCGAACTGCCGTAACCTGATTACAAAACAGGTGTAATACCATTATACTAATAGGGCAAAAACTTGGTGGACCGTAAGAGAATCGAACTCTTAATTTCTGGTTGCAAACCAGATGTGTTACCATTAGCACTAACAGCCCAAATAAGTACAAGCTACTGGGTTCTACGCCAGCCCTTGATTGAGCAGTTACTCTGTCCATTCCTTTTATTCTAACGTCTGTGTGCAGAGGAATACTGCCTATCAGATTCAGAGGGTTCTCCTCACTAACGGTCTTCTGCCACCGGATCTCTATCGCTAATCAAACGCTACTTTAACGAAAGTAGTAACGAGATTGGTGGAGCAGAGAGGGTTCGAACCTCTACAGCATTACTGACCTCCGGGTTACAGCCGGGTGCCCTTCCTCTCAGGCGTCTACTCCATATCTTGGTTCTTTCGAAAAGAATTGAACTTTTGTCTATCGGTTATCAGCCGATTGCTCTACCATTGAGCTACGAAAGAATACTAACTTGGCGACTCGTGGGAGAATCGAACTCCCATCTACGGATAGACAATCCGCGATAATAGCCATTATATGAACGAGCCTAAATTTGGTGCCCTAGGGGAGACTTGAACTCCCAGAACCTGGTTTCTAAGACCAGTATGTATACCAATTCCATCACCAGGGCAAAATTCTTGGTAGGGGCACAGAGAATCGAACTCTGATTAATAGGTTAAAAGCCTACTACTTTAGCCGTTAAGTTATACCCCCAAATAACACTACCATAGAAAAACACACCAGTCTCAAAAAGCGTAACAGCAGTTTTCACCGACAGGCTTATGAGGTAATGCGTTTATCTATGGTACTCCCGAACGGTTTCGATCCGTCTTCTCCGCCTTGAAAGGGCAGCGTCCTAGCCAGTAGACGACGGGAGCACAAATTACACTTATTTTTTTAATGAGCCTTGTTGAGAAGTTCGATGACTTTCTCAACTCATGCATGGAGTATAACACAACCACACACTTTGTCAACACTTTTCGGTACATTGTTGTAAAAAAACAACATACTGGAGTACAGAGTGGGATTTGAACCCACGGTTTTACAGTTTTGCAGACTGTTGCCTTGGACCGCTCGGCCATCTGTACAAATTTGGCGGAGAGTGTGGGAGTCGAACCCACTCGCCCCTTTCGGAGCGTCGGATTAGCAATCCGGTGCCTTACCATCCAGCCCACTCTCCAATTTTTGGCGGAAGACGGAGGAGTCGAACCCCATCCCATTTCTGAGAACCTAGTTTTCAAGGCTAGTCGCCGGACCATCCCAGCTGCATCATCTTCCTAAATTTTACCATATAGGAACACACTACCAGTCCCGAGGATTCGAACCTCTTTCTCTTGTAGTTTACCACGACTTTTTCGGTCAGGCATGCAATGTGTTCTTATATAGCAAACTCATTGTAGACAGGAATCGAACCTGTGTTCACCCCTTTAATGGGGCTTCTTACCACTAGAAGACTACGAGTTCCTGAGGGCAATTACTCCCCAGTATGGATGCTACCTGCAGATAACATTACCATATTGAAACACACTTTCTGCGGATTCTCACCGCCGATTATCCATCACTCTTTCGACTCTTACCCCTCTACGGGTTGCTTTCTAGATTGCCGGCCGGACGTGCTAGAAAGTTACTGGATTTTAAAATATGTTTCAATATGGCAGGGGCACTAGGAATCAAACCTAGACTAAGAGATTCAAAGTCTCCTGTGCTATCACTACACAATGCCCCAACAAATTACACTTACTTTTTAAAGAACATGATTGATTTCTCAACCGAAGAACCTAGTGTAACAGAAGTCGATGCTTCTGTCAACACATTTGTTGTATTGGAACAACAAAAAACCCCACTTTTTTAGGGTGAGGTTTGTGAATTCTGATTTAGTTTTCTTACTCTATTATCGTCCTCCACAACCCCCTAGATGCGCCCATGGTTGATTATCGCTACCAATAAACGGTGTGCGATACTCACAGGCTGACGATAAGGACTTGAGAAACTGAGACACTATAACTCCAAAAAAGATTTAACTATAACTCTATATATACAACTTATTTAGTGGTTTCTAAAGTTTTCCACTTTATTTCTTCATATTTTGCAGGTTCTTCTGGATTTTTAAATTCTTCAAAGATTTCCCACAACTTTTCTTCAACTGAAAATTTTGTTACAAGGCTTGTTTCCAAACCATATGCTTCTATCTCCCACGGATGAAACCAGTAATCTAAATTATCCGAATCAATTTCTTTCTTATGCCAAACACTCAAAGAAGCATTCGTATGTTGATATGCAAATTGTTTCACATGGACCATTTCATGAGCCAGTGTTCTAAACAAAGCTGGTGCACCAATTCCTGGTTTCATGTTGATTAGAAACTCTCTAGGTTTTCTACTTGTTTCATAATCAGCAACTTCACAACTTCCATGACTATCTAATGTTTTATCAAACTTAACCAGAACGTAAATGTGTGGAGATAATTGCGGTGAGAACAAATTTTTAGCGAAGAAGTGGGCGGCCTTTTTTAGATAAGGTTTGAAGTTCTCATCAGGACAACCAACAATCTTCAAATACATAGGCACCCCATTTGTTCATATTATTTATTATTATCTGACCAAACACTAACTCCACATTTCATCAAAAAGGCAACACCAGATTCATCACGGTAAGGTTCTCCAAAGTAAACTTTCTTGATACCTGCTGTGTATATCTGTTTAGCACAATGAATACATGGAGCGTGCGTTAGGAACATTGTGGCACCATCTCCAGATTCTGAAGACTTAGCCAATTTGGCAATCGCATTCGCTTCCGCATGGATAACTTCATCTTTGGTTTTTAATCTTTCATCACCATTTTCATCATAGAATACGGTTTCACATTCATTTGTCCATCCAGATGGCATTCCATTATATCCAATAGAAATGATTCGGTCATCTTTCACAACAATGGCACCCACCTGTAGGCGTTTTGCGGACGATAGTTGTGCAAACCTTCTTGCTACATCCATGTACGCATCAATAAATTTTTGTCTCATCTTATTAATATACTTCCGGGTATTCTCCTGAACCTAGGACACATGCATATTTTGCATCATATTCTATTACTGTCCATGATTTTGTTTTTACATTTTCTAGAAACGCTATCTGTGTAGGTTTCCCATCTATTGCCAAATCGTTTGGTGCAACCCGAAGTATTTTCTCTCCGTATATTTTTTCTAGTCCCATTAAAAGTGCTTTTGTTTCTGCACATTTAATTGGTTTCTTTGCATCTATAAATTTGATATTATCCAAACCAGCATCTTGGCCATGACTAATGGCAACAGTCACACATAATAAAAGTCCCGTTACCATCTTCTTCATGCTATCTCCTTGATAGGTTGGTGCGCCAAGTAGGAATTGAACCTACACTCAGTCGATTATGAGTCGAACGCTTTACCATTAAGCTATTGGCGCTTTATCTGGTCCGGCGACCAGGAATCGAACCTGGATTGATAGCTTAGAAGGCTACTGTTCTGTCCATTGAACTACCGCCAGGAGTTTTATTTATTACGATGTTGAACCAAACGGTTCAAAGAGTGGATCACCAATCTCGTTGCGGTCGTTTTTATCGTAATCAATTTTGTTTACAAAGTCAAGTTTTTGTACAACAGTCCATTCTTTCAAATAATCATTATCTACATCAAACAATTTCACATATTCTTCTTGCGAGATTTCACGGGTGCTTGTGATTACCTCATCCACATGGTGTTGTGAGAATTCTTTCAATTCACTATTACCTAGTCCAAACACAACTTCATCTGCTGCATGTTCAGATTCATTAGCTTCCACGACATAACGCATACGAAACATAGAAATAGTTTCGACAATATAGAGTTTCTTATCAGCCATTTTTCACTTTCTCCAAGGAATCTTTACGAATCCGATATAATTGATGATTTCTTTTATCCGAAGGTTCGAATTTGGTTACAGGTAAAAAATCTACCCCGTCAATCTGTTCAACACCCCAGGTCGAGTATGTCCAATAGAACTCCGTCGGGTTCAATTTATTACGCAATTTGATTGGTTTTTGTTCAAGATTTTTCATAATGAACGCAGTATAACATAAAGAGGGGGCTTTGTCAAGCCCCCCGTCCTAGATTACCAATTTTTTATGGAATTTCTCTTGTCAAATTGTCTTTCCAACTTTTCCACATCGTGGATACTTGTTGGATTATTTGCAAGAATGTATTGCTCTAGAGCATTTCCATAATTTTGTAAATGGTTTAGTTCTTGGATTTTTTCTTGGATAAATTTGAAAATGGTTTTCATTCTGATTTGTCCTTGATGCCAATTTTCTTAATGGCATCTTGAGCCTTGACGATGTTTTCCAACCAAATTTTAAGCATACCGTTTACCAGTTCTGCATCTTTGATTTCAACTTTGTCATTCAAAGTAAAAGCACGTTCAAATCCACGGTTTGCAATACCTTTGTATAGGAATTGTTCACCTTCTTCATCTTTGGTTGAACCTTTGACTAGAAGCTTGTTTCCGTCCATAGTAATCTCAAGGTCAGTTTTAGCAAAACCAGCAACTGCCATTTCAATGACGTACTTGTTTTCTTTTACTTGCTTGATGTTATATGGCGGATAACCAACAGCCTTTTGTGTTTGTTCGGCAGTTTTACGCAACATATCCATTGTTTCGTCAAAGCCGATTGTGAAAGGTTGAAGTTTACCAAAAAGGTCATTACCAAATACATCTTTAATATATGTCATAATATTCTCCTTACTTCTTAGATTTAAAAACATCACCAGCAACTGAACCAGATAATTCCCAAAGAGTCTTACAGACTTGTTTGGTGTATGCGGATTGTGCTGTAATGAATTCTTGCATAGGTTTGCTGACACTTTCGTTTTTAATGAATGTGTTGACCCAAGAAGATTTACCGGATTGAATGGCGTCAATAGCCATATTTGCATATGATAGCATTTTTTGCTCCTTTAAAAGCGAGTTAATAATTTGTTACCCCGAAGGCGTAACGATAATCCTGCTTACTTAATACAGGGCCAACTAACGGGTGACAGTGCAATTGCCCGGACGCCTTTTACCGTAGCATCAAACAGCCCTAAGGTGGGCCTGTGTTATATTTATACGCTGAAACTACTTCCACAACCACAAGTTGTTTTCGCATTTGGATTTTTTATAACAAATTGTGAACCTTTTAATTTGTCTCTTGTATAATCTATTGTGGCACCAAGAAAATGTTGCATGCTTAGTGCATCAATTATAAAATTGTCTTCAACCAAAATATCATCTTCTTCTTTTTGGCTTTCTAAAGTAAAACCGTAATTGAAACCAGAACAACCACCACCTGAAATGAAAGCTCTCACATAAGAAGCATCTTCATCCATAAGAATTTCTGTTATTTGTTCTTTAGCACTGGCAGTTAAGTTTATCATGTTTTCCTTGATAGTCGTTAATGGCTGCTCTGACCGCATCTTCTGCAAGGATAGAGCAATGAATTTTGACAGGAGGGAGGGCGAGCTCAGCCGCAATTCTATTATTTTTGATTTCTCCGGCTTGTGCCAGAGTGAGTCCCTTAACCATCTCAGTGACGAGACTACTGCTTGCAATCGCCGATCCGCATCCATATGTTTTAAATTTAGCATCGGTAATTATTCCATCTTCCACTTTTATTTGTAGTTTCATCACATCTCCACACGCAGGAGCGCCTACCATTCCTGTTCCTATGGAATCATCAACTACAAATTTTCCAACATTTCTTGGATTTTCGTAATGGTCTATAACCTTGCTTGAATATGACATTATATTTTCTTTTTAGTGCCTATGTTATACTTAGGTGTTAATTGCCATTCATTCTTCTCTTTGTGTGACAATATTTTGATTTGCGAAATAAAAATTGGTTCAGGTTGTTGTACTTGTGCTTCATTAACAATCTTGACTAAACCCCAATCTTCTAATAGGAGTGCAATGGCGTTCCTACGGGATAAATCATTTTCAGATAAATCTGTCGGTTTCCCGTCAAGTGCAAACAATTCTTTAAAGTGTACAATATAGTATTTGCCTTGTTTATGTAAGATATGGCAAGACTGGAATAAAGTTTTGTCCTTCTTCGAAGCAACACCAATTCTGGTCAATGTCTCTCTTACTTTTAGAAAATCGTCTGGTTGTGTTAAAGTTACTTCAACTAAGTCCTGTATTCCTATCATTATTAATTCCGCCTTTATTTGTTTTTGCTCTTATTTCAGCGATTTGGTCTTCATTAAGTATGCGGAGGGCTTCTTTGGCCTTTTCATTTGAATAACCAAAATGTATTTTCACGCATTCCAAATCTTTCAAAACCTCTGTTTTTTGCCACGGTTGAAATTTCCGTTTCATGGGTCTAATAGTATTTAGAAGATACTGGTATTGCATGTCTTTATCAATACTGGAATTGATGTTCATTTCATTGGCATACAGTACACAGTCCATGTGATAGGACAGAGAGCGGTTAATAAGAAAAGGTTTGTAATCTTCATAATATTCACCTTCAAAAACATTCTTTTTTGTTTGGAGAATAGACGGTATAATCTCTTTAAATAAATCTGGCATATCAATTCATCCACTGAGTTAAATCTTGTTTCTTCAGATTCTGTACGAAGGTTTGAGAAATGGATTTTTCATCTTTTCTAGAATCACTTAGATTATCAGCTTCTGCGAGATTCAATGCTGGAAGTTGGCCAAACATTTTTTGATATTGATATATCTGTTCACTTTCCACCAAAGACAATAAATTTCTCATGCCAATAGATGCCACATGTGATTTTGGTACCAAGAGAGCAATGCATAAAGTCTTTTTGCTGATAAAATCTTCCGAAAATAAATTATGATACAATTCATACTTTCTCTTTTCTTGGCCAAAATTACCATACTTATCATTAAACTTAGACAAATGAGTTTTCATCCGTTGATGCGGTGCAGTAGTCAATACAGGTACTCTATGTGGTTCTTTTCTATCTCCAATATAATTATCTCTTAACCCACCAGCCATACCAAAATAGAAAGTTTCTTTTAACATAAAAGGCCATTCATGTTCCGTTGGAACTGAATTTGCCCAGCAAAAAGCATAAACAACACTAGTAAGTCCTTTTGTAAGGTTGTAAACATTGTCTTTTGTTGTCCAAAAGAGTTTCATATTTTCATTAGTGTAAATCATTTAAACTCACAGTCAACCATAATTTCAGTCAGGCAGGCAATCATATTAATTTCATGGTCTGCAACGAAAGCAGCCTGGTACTGGTACTTAGCTAGATGTAGAACCAATTGTGGAACAGAATTTGGTTGCAACAGCTCATACAGACTATCATAAAGTTTTCGATATATTTTTGTTGCATCATTGTCTATATTTTGTGTAACCCACTTTCGTGCTCCTGCAAAATCTTTTGATTTGAGTGATTTGATTAGACCAGTAATTTCAATATCAGCAACTGAACCTAAAACACCTTTATCGATAACACCAGAAACAGAAAATCTCTGTAATTCATTTAGAATCCGACGATTATCTGGAAAATGTTTTGTGATTAGTGCAGCAACAACTTCTTTATCATATTTTACATGTTCAAGTAAAAGAATGCTCTCAACCCGTTTGAAGAACCTAGAAGCCATAGTGGCTTTAGAACCATTCAACTTGAAGTCAATACATGTGCAACGAGAATGAATTGGATCAATAATCCTATTCTTAAAGTTACAAGTGAAGATGAAAGAACAATTAGATGCAAATTCTTCAATGGATGCACGAAGGATTGCTTGTGCATTCGGTGTAAGATAGTCCGATTCATCTATAATGATTACTTTTCTGCCACCCATAAGTGACACAGAAGAAGCATAATTTTTAATCTTAACGCGGATAGTATCAACGCCATTTTCATCAGAACCGTTAATTATGATATAATCACAACCAACTTCCAAACATAACGCTCGAGCAACAGTAGTTTTACCGACACCGGCGGTGCCAGACAATAAGAGATTAGGTATCTCTTTACGATTCACGAATTCCTGAAATGTCGCTTTCAGTGATTCCGGGAGAATACAATCTCCAATAGTTTTTGGGCGATACTTCTCAACCCATAACATGTGTTCAGTCATTCAAAGACTCCATAATATAAAAAATTCATTGTATCACACTTTACGCCAAATGTCACCCTCCTTGACGTAAAGTTTACCATCTGGTCCAGGTTTCAAATGTATAGTAACATCTTTTTCTGTCCCAGGAACATATTTTGTACCAGTATAAAGAGAATAACGTGAGTATAGATTATTATCAACTTCACCGTATTTGGCGGTAAAAGAAAGATGATAACCATCGTCAAGTTTTTTGGACATTTCATCAGAAGCAATCTTGTCATCTTTGTAGACAATTCGTTCCGTCACTTGGTTATATCCTTCTACACCAACCGCAAAAAGGCCTAAAAGGCCTAATGATTTTGCAAAACTTCTACGACCGGTAGGTGTCATTTAGCTTCCTTGATACCTTCAATTAGAGCCTCAACTTCTTTGAATTCGGCAAAGTCGGTTGATAGTGACTGTTTGAATTCGTATACGGCAATTTTACGAATAATCTTTTTTGGAAGATTAAGTTCATCGTGAGCCAAATCAATCATGTCGGAAATAGATTCATTATTGGATCTTGTTCTGTTCATACATGTAACAATCTCCTCAATATAACCCCTCAGGCTCTTTAGTTGTTTCTCATCGAATGTACCAAATAGTGTATTTACTGTAGTCATTTTAGCTCCGCTTGTAGTTTACCAACAACGTCCAACAAAGGTTCTCTTGTTGCAACATTACCGTTCAAAAGATTAATCATAGTTAATTGGATACCTTCAGGATTTTTACCTTCAAATACAACAGAAATTTGTTTTGGATTTACAAAAATTGTGCCTTCTGTTTCAGCATCTAGAAATGGAATTAACATTACATCACACTTTCATTCTTTTCAAAAGCGACCCAGTATTGAATGTCTTCTTTTGTATTTTTAAAATGTGCGAATCCTTTGAAAGAGATTTGCACTTCGTATTCACCAGGAACCATTTTTAAGTTTTCAACTTTAAAAACAATCCTGTATGATTTACCGTTGCCGGCACCAACACTAATAGAACTGTTATGTTGTGAATCGTCTTTTGCATCAAAAGCAACCAATTCAACCGACTCTCCGTCTGATTGCAAGGTAACATTTGGAGAAGATAACACAGAAGCTGTTTTCAGGATATCAGCATAATCATCAGAGGTTAGAGTGAACGAGCAATCAACTTCATCTAATTTAATTTCTTTATTAGGAGGAGTGACAATCATTTCCTTTGCAGCTTTACGAAACTTAGTCTTACGGCGGCCTCCATCAAAAATAACATTTGCGGAATCAAATTTTAATTCTGTGTCTTTAAACAAAGAATATGCAGATAAAAATTGATTCAAATCATATACACAGAAATCTTCTGGAATATCATCTTTCAAAGTTGCTTGTGCAAGTATAGATTTACCTGCGGAAATTGTGGTAAGTTTATTACCTTTTTTAAATTCAATACCCTGATTGATTGATGAGAAATTCTTCAATACATTTAGGGTTTCATTTGATAGTTTCATCTTTTTTCTCCATTACAAAATTTTCATTAGAATACATTATATCATGTTCATATAGAAACATCAAGCAGCACATTGCATGTGCCAAGTGATGTATGCCAGATTCAGGGTCCATAATTTCACCCTTCTTCCATGCCCACACATGTCTTTCTAGTGCATCAAAGTACCTGCGTTTTGAATCAGGTACTTTTTTCCAATTATCACGCTCATATTTTTTAGCACCAAATGTTAAAACTCTAACAGTTTCTTCTAATGCTAAAGGCGGCAGTAAACCGTATTCTAATTTTTCAGCATCATATTTACGACCAATTTCGTAAACTAATTTAGGCATTACATTTCTCCAACATAATTAGCAACAGCTGGCATATCTCCATGAAAATGATAAGTGCCGATGTGTTGTGTACGCATCCAAGGACACAACCAAATTGAACCGCCCATGTTTCTCCACCACTGACAGAACATATAATCTTCCGACAGATAACGCTCAGAATCTTTGTCGATTACGGTATCAAAATATGCATGAATGTATCGTGAACCATCAAAGTTTGCCTGGCCTACATGGTCAGGTTTGTATTTGAGTTGTGGATACTGTGCAGCGAATTTGGGAAATACTTCACGTTTAATCATCATAAAACCTGTACCAATTTCCAATACTTCTAGAGGTTCATGTACAGAGAATTGCTGAGTTCCTTTAACAGGATTGAAAACGAAATCACCTGCAACTTTTTCCAGTTCTTGTGGTTCAAGTGTTGGGTTTCGTTCAAGAGCTTTCTTGACTGCTCTCCATTTGATGGCTTTCTTAGGATAAGGACCACCAATAACATCTTTGTCGAGTGCTAACAATGCGATAACATCTTGGGGATTAAAATTAATATCAGAATCAATAAACAGCATGTGTGTGCATTCTGACCGATTCAAAAATTCATCCACCAAATAATTTCTTGCCCTTGTAATCAAAGATTCATTGAACAAGAAAGAGAACTTTACTTGAATTCCATATTGCATACAGAGGCCTTGTAAATCTAAACAAGCCTTCATGTACAAACCATGGTTCATACCACCATACATAGGTGTAGCTATAAAAAGGCTAAGTTTGCGAAGCTCTTCAGTTTTAATATTTATTTCCATGTAAACTCCATTAAAATAGGGAAAACCACTTCCGCAGAGAAGTGGTTTATGATTTGCTTATTAAGCAGTTAGTGAGTAACCTGCGCTCATTGCAGCTCTAACCATTGATTTGGTTGGTGAACCAAGACGATAGAAACTGATTTTTTCGCCACTTTCTGTGTAACGTGTGTTAGTGTAAATAACATGACCTTCTTTGCGAAGCTCTTCGATCCGTGCGGAAACATTCTTGATACCGAAACGGCGTTGTGCAGCCTTAACAGTAAAGGTGTTGTAACCCTCAGTTTGTTTAAGTGCGGTCAAGATTTTTTGTTTTGCGGAAACTTTTTCCATAATATAACTCCAATAATTAAAAAATACCTCACATTGCGTGAGTGTCACCATCATACATTTATATATGATGTTTGTCAAGCATATTTGTGGTATACTTGATTTACCTGCCAACTTGTGGCAGATACTTTGCCTTGGTTTCTTCCCAAGTCAAATAGATTAGGTCATCATAGAAAAGACTTTCATATGAAACCTTGTTTTGTTTCTGTAGTTGCCTAATACGGCCTTTTGCATACTTTGTTTTCCAAATATCCGTCAAAGTTTTTACACTTGTGTCGAAGGATTTAATCAAGTCATTATCATCAATTTCTTTTCTTAGGAATTCATTTGTATTATCATAAAGAGGAGAAAAATAAATTCCACGTTGGTGTTCCGTTCGAATCATATTTTTTGGAATATTCAATTTTGAATACGCATAATTCAATGAACGGTTTTTGTGGTCACGTTTTAATGGAAGTCCTTTTCCTTGTTTTGCTTCCCACCATTCGAAATATTTTCTTGGATCGGTTTCTTTAACCCATTGATATACCATATTACGAGTAGAACGTGAAGGCTCAAACGCAACTGATCCAGAAGAAAATCCCATTTTCTGCCAATGTTCCAAACCATCATACTGAGAAAGCCCGTTGGCTTTTGTTTTTCCATATAGTGACGTTGTAGTAACACCAACAAGAGTGTCTCCATATTTTTCTTTCCAATCTTTCTGTACAGTATCTGACAAACAAAGAATAGCTAACAACTTGCCACCCATATAATTATAACCAAGAGGTTGCAATGGAACAATAGTAGAACCAATTGCTGTATGATTAATCATTTTTTGTTGTGTCTTAATGTCTCTAGGCCATCCAATTGCAGAATCTCTAGGTGTAAGGTCCAGAAAATCAGAAGAAATACAAACAACGCCAAGATACTTTTCAGTCACAAGGTCTCTAACGATATAGTATAAATTTCTGCCAATATTAGAATTGTTTTTCATTGTGGATGAAAAAGTTCTAATTGCGTTCCACTCATCAACTCGTTTTGAATTGGCCAAATACATTTGAGGTTCTAATTTTTCATAGTCGTCTGCGTTTTTTGGTACCCAAATATTATTTTTTACTTTATTGATAATAGCAGCTTGTTTATCATCACCCCAATCAATATCAGGTTCACCAAAAAGATTGTGTGTTGCTTTACCTGGATATCGTTCTTTAACTTCAGTCCATTTCTGAAAGAGTGTATATTCTTTTACATCCATCTGTGATGCACGGGTCAAATCATCAATCAAAGTTTGCTTCAGTAAATCAACATTAATATTTTTGGTTGGTGGATTTTTTGCTTGCCACCGCTCCCATTGTTTGTCTAAAGGTTCAATTGGTTTTTTTGCCATTATCTTGTTTCTCAATTTTCTTCATCATGTTCATATAATTAGCTTGTGCTTTAGAAATATTTCTAATAGTTTTCTGACGTTTATCTTGGCCAGATTTAAGCGCCAAAGGCTTTGCACGGTCAGTATATACTATTCCATCCATATGGTCAAGCTCGTGGAGAAAACACCTTGCAGATATACCATTAAGTCTTGTGGTATGTTTTGCACCTAGAAAATCTTGGTATTCTACCACAATATCCTGCGGTCTCGTAATTCTAAGTCCTAGAAGTGGAAAAGATAGACATCCTTCAATCATGTGTGCTTCACCTTCAGATGAAACAACTTTAGGATTAACAAATGCCACATATTCATCATTGGCACCCATGACAAATATACGATAAGGAAACCCACACTGATTTGCGGATAATCCTAGGCCTCCATTCTTTTTACAAGTTTCCACCAAAGTGGATGCAAATTCGTTGGCATTCACGGGTGGATTTTCAAAATTAAATTCCGGCATTTTTTGCCTAAGGATTTCTGCATCTTCTGCAACCAAATCAAAAATTTTAGGTTCTTGTTTTGTTGCCGTTGCACGTTGTTTTACAACTTCTTCTGTACTATATTTAAATTCTTCACTCATTTTTACACCACCTTAGGTTTTTTAAAAAGATTACCATAAGCCTCATCGATTGACCATTTCATTCTGGAATTGAATAACAATACATTTGTATCATATATTTCTCTAACCCCATAAGCAACTTCAATTTCTTCAGGAATATTCATTTCCATTTTTGATTTTTCCATATAATTCAAAAGTGATACTTGATAGTCTTTATGGTATTTTTGTTGACATAGAAAAGCTTTGTTATGTCCTATTGCAAATATTTTCCAATTATTGTAGTTATGTTTTGAAAATATAAATTGACAGACCGCACTATTGACACCAGGATATTCATAGTCATTGAAATCATCCACACAAATGATACCCCATTCTTTCATCTTAGCTGAGAACACCGTCAAGTCATTCAAAACAACAGAGTGTTCGTGGCAACCATCAACGTGCAGGAATTTGAGATTGTTTTCAAAATCTAAATTCTCAAATCTTAAATCAGTGGTATCTTGTATTCTCCAAATTATGTTTTTATCTTTGCCAAATTTTTTAATATTTTCATAAGCTTTGTTTTTTATATCTTCAGAAAATATATCATACAGATACAAATTATCTTTTGGTTGTTTAAAATTGGAAACAGTTATTGCGCTCTTACCATAAGCAACACCAATTTCACACAAGTCGCCAGTTAAATCTTTTTGGATTTCATTAAAAATTCCATAAAGAATAACAATATCAATAGGATAAAACCATCCCTCAACTTCAGCATCAACCACTTGTTTATGGTGCATTAAATATTCACGAAAATTCATTTTACTACCTGTGAGAAGTTATTCTTCTTTTCAAATTTTACGATAGACCTAAACTTGTCAAAGAGTTGGTCGCCTTTGTGGGAGATAACAAATATGTTTGTATCTTGTCCCATCTCATGTATCAGTTTCAAAAATTCATCTGTACCTACTGTATCTAGGCTAGAATCAAACACCTCATCTAGTATCAATAGGTTTGTGTTCGTTGAATTTTTTAGTTTTGCAATCTGTCTCCATGTGAACAATAAAGCCAAATCAATACGCATCTTTTCACCTTCAGAGAAGTTGGAATAACTAAACTCATCACGGTGCCTAGATTTGATTGTTTCTTCAAAATTCTCATTCAAATTAAAATTAACAAAGAAGTCCATAGCCTTCAGGTACTTGTTGACAAACTTGTTTATGATTGGCAAATACTGTTTGATAATCTTAGTCTTGATGCCATTATCTTTCAGCAGAGAAGCTGCATATTCATGATAGTGTTTATCAACAGACAGGTCTTCCTGTTCTTTCTCCAAATTGGCCAACTCTAACCTGAGTTCTTTTAACTTCGCATTTACATCTGTTAGGTTGTCCTTGCGTTCACCCAATTCTTTAATTTCTCTATTCAATTTAACGATATAGTTATTGACGGCAGTGATTGTAGAATTGTGTTTGACGACCTCATTGTTATGTTCTGTGATATGTTTGTTGATGGCAATTATTTCATTGGTTCTGGTGGTGAGTTTTGACATTTCATCTATGATGGTTTCCAAAGCACCTTCTATTTCTGTTTTCTTGTTTTGCTTTTCTTCTACCTGAGAACTTTTCCACTCTGTTGTAATTACTTGTTTGCATGTAGGACAATCATCATTGTGTTCATAGAATTGAATGTCCTTCTCCACTTTCAAATAAGTGGATGACATTTTAGCTTCAACTTGTACAAACTTTTTGTATCGTTTTTCAACATCCAATTTGTCAGTGATTTTGGTAGATAGTTTTTCAATGTGTTTGTTAATCAGTAAAATATTTTTTGTTAACTTTGAGTTAATTAACTCATTGTCTGCAATTTCTTGTTTCTTTTTGGCAATTTCTTCATCATTGTTTTTCTTGTGTTCTTCAATGTTGTGTTCCTGCAACAGTATCTTTTCACTCACCAATTCAAGTGCATACTTTGTTTTTGTTGTGGACTCTTTGATTGTCGCCATTCTTTCTTTGATTAGACCATTCATTGAAGTAAAGATTTGAATATCCAATAATTCTTCGATGATAGTACGCCGGTCAGCTGGTGACAATTGCATAAATGGTACGAATGCTGCCGATCCAAGAATAACGATTTGAGTAAAAGATTTGAAATTAAACTTCAAAATTGATTTTTCTAGGAAATCTTGATAATCTTTCGCCCTGGCATCCTGATTTACCAGAATAGAATTGCAGTAAATTTCGAACAAATTTGGTTTAATTCCACGAACAATCTTATATTCTTTTTTACCAATTGTGAATTCAACTTCGACCACAGTATCGGAGTTGTTAATTGAGTTTACAAGATTTGGTTTGTTTATCTTACGAAACGGCTTACCAAACAGGCCAAAACACAATGCATCAAGAATCGTACTCTTGCCTGCACCATTGTTGCCAATAATCAATGTGTTTGTTGACTTGTTTAATTTGATTTCAGTAAACGTATTGCCTGTGGACAATAGGTTCTTCCATCTAATCGTCTGAAAAATAATCATGCTTGTTCTAAGTTCAATGCCTCAACATAAAGTTCTTTTAACATAGTCTTTAGTTTTGTGTTATCGATACCGGAGTTTTCCAATGCATCAACGTATTTGTTAATGATGGTTATTGTATCCTCTGCTTCATCTATCTTATCATCTTCTACACCTTCTGTCAAGTCTAAAGCGTCTTCAATAATGGTAATATCGAGTGGATTTACCATATAGAGTTTGTTCATAAACTGGTCGAACAAGTATGGATTGGTCTTATTGACTGCGACCACTTTCACATACGAACCGGCAAACTTACTCAGGTCTTTTGCCATAACTTCTTGGATTGTTTCAGTTTTGTCATCATAGACAATTCGGTGAAACATCACATTTGGATTCTTTATGAAAGTAAGTTCTTTGCTTCCAAAATCAAAGATGTGAAAGCCCCTATCATCGCCATAGTCTTGCCAAGTAAGCTCATACGGGTTCCCGAGATAATGTATATCGTTAGCACTAGATTTATGGTGATAATGACCACTAAAAGTATGTGTAAACTTCCTAAATAATCCACGATTCAATCCTTCTTCAGATGGCATGCCACGATGCATGGCAAAACCTGCAATTTCAAAATGTCCCATGCATATCTCTGCATCGGTTTCTTTCAATGTCTCCATACTATCTTCATAGTTTTCTGGACAAATCCAAGGCATCATACAAACTTTATGAGGACCAACATATATGTTTACTGGATGGTCAATCACATTTATATTGCCATACTCTCTCAATAATAAATCTACGGAGTTAACATCATTCGTATTCTTGAAATATGTATCGTGGTTACCTGCCAGCATATGTACTTCAATACCTAGTTCGGCCAACTTATCAAAGAACATTTCTTTTGTTCTTTTGAGTGAGTAGAAGTTTACATATTTGCGCCTATCAAACGTGTCACCAAGAATAAGGACAGTATTAATGTTGGCACTTGTGATAGCAGGAAAAAATGTTTCATCATAAAATTTTTCATAGTAATCCAAAAAGTGAACGGAGTCATTCCTGGCTCCAAAATGTTGATCCGTGATTATTGCTACTTTCATATTCACACATTACCCTATCTGTAAGTCTTAAAATTCTTTTGCGGTATTCAAACCCTAACAAACTTGCCTTGTTACCTTCCGCATAAGGAGGATTCTTTCCTCTACTTGTATATTGTCCAGCGGTCAAGTCTATAATCTTGTTTTCTTTATCAATGGCCCACCAATGCCAAACATCTTCATAGTCTAGAGCTTTATAGGTGTGCATTGCTTTGTATCCAAAAATCTTATATAAACAACCAGTAGCGTTATGGCAATGACCAAATAATGGATTGGTGGAGTTTTTACCCCACCATTTCCTAGGTAACAGGTCATGGGTTAAATTTTTAAGGATTAATCCAGAAATTATACCAAGGTTTTTCTCATTATAATCTAAAAGGTTCATCTTGTCAAGAAATTTTCTTCTTTATCGTTCAAGAATGCCTTTTCTGCAAGTATTAATGCCATTTCACCTTCAGGTTCCAAGAATGCCTCAATGCCCTTTGGTTTTTTGGCATTCTTTTTCTCCGCCTTTTTCTTGGATTGCCCCAACTCATAGACTTCAATGAAATCGGCAATGTTATCATACAATTCAAACTGCTTAGTGCCTCCTGAATCTAAGTCCTGCATCTCATATTCACTTAGGATGCCCATCTGAGCTGTAGACTTGTACTTGATATAAGTTTGTTTCTTTTCTTTTTGGATACGTCTAAGGAATGCAAAGTATATAATCTGTGTGAAGTATGCAAATGGATTGGAAGACTTAGCTGGATTGAAGTTCTCAAAGTACATCAAACAGTTTTCAATACCATCAGAAATCATTTCATCTCTGTAGGAATAACTAATGAAGTTTGGTTTGTGTGATAGGCCTTCGGCAATTTTCATCCAGCATTCACCAATATAATTTGGTATTGGTTCTTTTGGATTCTTAGACTTGCGTTCTTTGTATGCCAGAAGTTCTTGTAGGAAGGTTGCGTTATTAATGTAATGTTTAGAGCTCATTCAAGTATACCAAAATATGTGTTGACAAAAGGGCTTGACTAATGTTAGTCTCCCGGTGTTGACCATTTAAATTAATGTAATACCTTTTCTTCTGGATCAAGAGCAATAAATGCCTTAATCATTAGGTCTTTAATTCTCTCAGGTATAGGTTCTTCTTCATTTGCATTTTCGAGGAGTTGTTCTACAGAGGTTTCATAATACTCGGCAAATTCTTCTTTTGGTGTT